CGCTACCACGGCGTACAAGGCTGCGATTGTCTTTAACGGCACGACCATCGACTGCTATATCGACGGCACGTTGCGGATCAGTTACTCGCTGGCTTCTACGCACCTCACAAACACGGGGGTCGGATTCTGGCGAGACTCTGGTTCCCCGCCGGCCTACACGGCTACCGACATCTACGTCGTCAACTCCACTGACCCGGCGGACATCCCCGTATGATCGCGGAAATCATCACCCCCTACACCGGCAGCGGAGCGAGCCCCAGCGATGCGATCCGCCCGCTGCTGGTCGATGTTATCGGCCAGACCGGATACGACGACATCACCGGCAACCCGCTGGCCAACGGCATCCCTGCCGTCAATCTTCTCGTCGTCAGCGCAGAGGTTAGTGGCGCGCAACTGTCGCAGATCAAGAGCGACGACCGGTTTTTTGTGTTGGAGCCAGGTCCGGGCTACAACGGCAGCGCGCTGGTCAATTGGCTCACCGGCAAGGGCGCGCAGGGCCACGGCATCACCGAGGGCGAGTCCGCCGAAACAGCGCGCGGCAAGATCATCAACTACTGCAAGGGTTTGTGACGTGGCTACCACGCTAGGCTATGAGCGCATCCCGGAGGCCGTGTGACCCTTGAGGTCGAGGTCCGCGGCCTGGAGGACTTCGAGGCGTATTTCGCCAAGGCGCCCGAGGCGACCGTGGAGGCAGCCCGCCGGGCGATCAACGCCGGCGCTCGCCGCCTGGCGTCGAAGGCGTCCGAGCAGATCCGCAAAGATGTTGCCTTCCGTCCGTGCGAGCTTTACTCGCCGCGGAACACCGGCAAGATCACGGTCGCCCCGGCGTCGAGCGAGTCGCTGGAGGCGCGGGTCCGTGGCGCAGGCAGCCCGACCCTGCTGGCCAAGTTCGCCACGAACGCCCCGTCTGGCGCGGCCCGGCGCGGGCTGAAGCCGCGCGTGAAGGTCGACCCGGGCAAGACGGTTACCCTGAACCGCGGCTTCTTCGTGCGGTTCAAGAACGGCGTGGTTGGTATCGCGGTCCGCCTGAAGCCGGGCGAGCGCCTGGTCAACAAAAAGGGCGCCGGTTACCCGCTGCGGCGCGGTGACAGCGGCGCGTACATCCTCTATTCGGTGGAAGTCGATCAGGCCCTCGCTGTGGCCGGTCAGGACCGGCTCGATGAAGTCGCCGACTTCGTGCGCGCCGAGTTCTTCCGCCAACTCGATCTGGCAGGTGTGCGATGACCGATTCCAAGCGACTGACGATCCTGAAGGCGTTGACCGACCTCCTGGAGGGCATCGACAACACGCCGCCGGACCCGCTCCCCGAGGGCTGGACCCCGGAGTACCAGCACAACCTGTCCGGGCGTGTCGGCCGCGGGGTGTCGGTCGTCAGCGCGAACCAGGCGCTCCCGTTCGTCACCATCCTCGAATACCCGACCGTGGAGTTCACCTCGGACTTCGTGGGGCAGCACGACAAGTTCAAACACCAGTGGGACCTGATGATCCAGGGGTGGGCGCGGGAGGAAATCGGCGACGAGTCGAACAACCCGACCGACCCTGTCTACCTGCTGATGGCCGACGTACAAAAGCGGCTGGCGCGCATCCGCGACATGGGCGGCGCGCACGCCCCCGGCGCCGACTACATGCTCGGCGGCCTGCTCACAGGCTTCGACATGACGCCCGGAACGGTGCGTCCTGCCGACGAAAACTCCAACGTCCCCTGCTTCTATCTTCGCGTGCGGCTTGGGGTTGCGGAGACTACCGGCGACCCCTACGCTCTGACGTAATGTCGCCTTGTCAACCCTTGGCTGACTTTTCCACGGAGAGTTGAATCATGGCCAACAACTACGTTCTCGGTCGCGGCAAGGTCTTCTTCGACCCGTATGCGCCGAACACCACGAACACCACGGGCGAGGACTACCTGGGCAACACCCCGGAGTTCTCCATCACGATCGAGTCCGAGAAGCTGGACCACTTCAACTCCGACGAGGGCGTCCGCGTCAAGGACGAGTCCGTCCTCCTGGAGCTGAACCGCACCGGCTCGTTCACCTGCGACAACATCTCGCCGGCGAACGTGGCCCGCTTCTTCCTGGGCGATGCCGACACGGTCACGGATACCGGCATCACTGCCGGCAGCTTCACCATCACCGGCGCCGTCGGCGGCCGGTACTACCAGATCGGCACCGACGTGAACCCGTCCGGCGTCCGCAAGGTGACCATCAACACGATCACCGACGGCACCGACCCGCTGGTCGCTGGCACCGACTACACGCTGGACTCCGACCTCGGCCGCATCTACATCATCCCGGGCGGCCTGGGCGACGGCGCGAACATCAACATCTCGGACTACGACACCGCGGCCAACACCCGCACCCAGATCGTCACGGCAGCCAACGCCGAGATCGAGGGCGCGCTGCGCTTCGTGGCGTTCAACGCCCAGGGCGACCAGCTCGACTACTACATGCCGTATGTCCGCCTGACCCCGTCGGGTGACTTCGCGCTGAAGGGCGACGAGTGGCAGGTGCTCTCGTTCGATGTCGAGATCCTGAAGAAGGACGACACGACCGAGGCCATCTACATCGACGGCCGCCCGGTGGTCTGATGCTCCACTGACCCTCGGCCCTGCGTAGCGGGGCCGGGGGTTTCCACCCCTGGTACTTGAGGAAAGGCGAATGACGCTCGCTGCACTCGAACTGCCGACCGAGACAATCAAAGTCGGCAACCGCGGTGACTTCACCGTGCGCGGCCTGTCCTTCGCGGACGTGGCGGCGCTCGTCAACAAGCACCGTGACGAACTGGATACCGTGATCGGCGTGTTCACCAGCGGGGAAGGCACGCCCGACGCGATGCTAGTGACCCTGCTCGCCGAGATGCCCGACCTGGCCGCCAAGGTCATCGCGTTCGCTTCCGACGAGCCCGGCCAGCACGAAAAAGTCAAACGCCTCCCCGTCACGGTGCAGCTGGATGCGCTGATGGCGGTCGGCCGTCTCACGTTCGAGGAGGCCGGCGGCGTAAAAAAGTTCGCCGAGCAGGTGCTCGTCCTGCTCGGCGCCAGCAACCAAGTCATCCAGGACTTGCTGCTCTCGAACAGCACGCCCAGCGCGCAGGGCCAGTAGACCAGCACTGGTTCTACAAGCTGCGCCAGGATGTCTCCCTGCTGCTCGGGAACGGGCACCCGGAGGCAAAGCGATACCCGCTGTGGATGCTGTTCACGGAAGCGGAGATTGTCCGGGACCGTTTGAACGGCTTGGCGGTGACGGCGGCGGTGCTGACGCAAGCAGCGATCTCCTCCGTGATCTCCAAGGAAGGCGGCAAGGCCTTCAAGGAACTGGTGGAGTCGCTAAATGGCGGGTGATCGTTCGGTCGAGTTTATCCTGCGCGCTCGTGACGAGGCGTCGGACAAGCTCAAGAAACTCAAGGCCACGCTCGGCGAAGTCGCGCAGACCAGCGACGACTTCGCTGACGGCCTCGCGCAGTCCGACGAACGGTTCCGGCAACTCCGCGGCGCCGCCGGCGCGCTCGCGCAGGACTTCGGCAAACTCCGTGAGGCGCTGGTCAAGGTCAGCCAGGCAGCCAGGCAGCAGGCGTCGCTCGACCGCCTGAACAGCGAACTCGCTGACCAGAAGCGGCTCGTCAACGAAGCCGCCGCAGCGCAGCAGAAGGCCGCGGCCTCCCTCTCCCAGGCCAACGCCAACTACGACCGCCAGGCGGCGGCTGTACGCGCGCTGACCCAGGAGCAGTCCGAACTGCTGGCGCGGCAGAAGGAACTGACGGCGGCCGGCCGCGTGGCCGGCGAGTTCGAGCGCATCACCGCCGCGATCGAGAAACTGTCCGCCGAGCAGGCCAACGCGAAGCGCCGCGCCGAGGAACTGCGCGACACCCTCAAGCAGTTGGAGGGGAACCGCGCGGAGGCGAAGGCCGCCAACGTCTCCACGGTCGACATCAACAAGCAGATCCGCTCGGCACGCGCCGAGCTGGAGGCGCTGGAGAAGCGTCTCAACAACGCAGGCCCGCGCGGGTTCGAGAAGTCGCTGGAGCGGCTGAACAACGAACTGCTCGACCTGGACGAGAAGGCCCGCAAGTCGGGCGTCTCGACGGCCGACCTCGTCAAGTCGTTCGACACCCTCCAGCGGGAGGCGCAACAGGTCGAGGCGCGCATCAACGCGCTCAACCCGGACGTGAAGACCGCCGAGGCCAGCCTCCGCATCCTGGGCCAGAGTTCCAAGGAAGCCGCCGCTGATTTCCGTGGCGCGTCCGCGGACCTTGACCGGGCGCGGGGCGCGCTCGATCGCATCGCCGAGAAAGTCAACAAGGCCGAAGCCTCCCTGAACCCGCTCCAGCAGGAACTCCGGGAAGCCGGCGTCGACACGCGGAACCTGGCCAACGAGCAGAACCGCCTCCAGAAGGAGGTCGAGCAGACGGCCGGCGCCTCGAAGCAGGCAGCCGCGGCCGTGCGCGCGTACACGGCCGCCAAGCAGCAAGAGACGGTCGCCGAGCGCAACGGCGTGGCCATGAAGCGCACCGCGCTGTCGCTGTACCAACGGATTCGTGGCCAGATCCTCTCGCTCACGTCGGCCTACGTCGGCGTTTACGGCGCCATCAATCAGGTGTCGGAAGCGTTCCGGGTCGGCTCCGAGGTGCGCGGGATCGAGGTTTCGCTCCAGGCCATCAACGGCAACGACCTGGCAAAGGCGAACGAGGAACTCGACTACACCCGCTGGCTCGCGGATGCCGTGGGCCAAGAGTACATCGCGCTGGCGAAGTCCTACGCCGGATTCCGCGCATCGGTCGCCGACAAGCTCCCACTGGAGCAGCAGCGGTTCCTGTTCGAGAGCATCGCCAAGGCCGCTGCCGTCCTGAACCTCTCGGTCGATGACGCCGAGGGCACGTTCCGCGCCATCTCGCAGACCTTCTCGAAGGGGAAGGTAACCGCTGAAGAACTCCGGCAGCAGTTGGGTGACCGCCTGCCCGGCGCTGTACGCCTGCTGGCCGAGGGCCTCAAAAGACCCGAGGACGAACTGAACAAGTTGCTGGAGACGGGCTCCCTCACGGCCGAGAACCTCCTGTTCCTGGCGCGCGAGGCGAACAACGAGTTCGGCGACGGTCTGGCGAAGGCCCTGGAGTCTCCGCGCGCGCAGTTCAACATCCTCACGAACACCGTGACCCGGCTGCGTGAGGAGTTCTTCAAGACGACCGAGGCAGCCGGCCTCGGGGAGGCGCTCCAGAAGATCAACGAGGCCCTCAAGGACCCGCAGGTCGTCGACTTCGTCCAGCGCCTTGCGCGCGGGTTCGTGGGCTTGCTGGAGGTCATCCCGAGCGTCATCCGTAACTTCGAGACGTTGATCTACACCCTCGGCATCTTCCTCGGGTTCGGGGCGGCCCGGGGTGCGGCCTCCGTCATCACCAGCCTGATCGCCGGATTCCGCGGCGCCGCCGTGGTCATCGCGCAGGTAGGCCCGGCGATCACGCTGGTCCGGTCGGCGTTCCTGGCGCTGTCGGCGGCGATCGTCGCCCGCGCGCCCGTGATCGGCACGGCGTTCTCGACGATGCTCGGGCCGATTGGCCTGCTGATCGCCGCGTTCATCACGCTGAAGGCCCTGGTAGAGAACAACGGCCCGTTCCGCCGGTTCGTGGTCATCTCGGTCTCCGCGTTCGACGAACTGCGTGTCAAGGGCTCGGCGCTGTTCGAGCGCCTCGTGGCAGCCGTGCGTCTCGGCTCGCGCGGGCTGTACGCAGCCATCGAGGAGCAACTGCTCCAGGTGAAGAAACTCTGGGCCGACGTGTTCGAGAGCATCCTGACCTCGTTCGTCAGTTGGGCCACGAGCATCGCGGACGCACTGCCGCCGGAAATCGGTGGCCGCCTGGCCGAGCGCCTGCGCGCCATCCGCATCGGCCTCGCCGACGGTATCAACGAGGAGATCGCGGCCAACCAGAAGGAACAGGCCGACATCGCCCGCGAGGGTCTGGCCGAGCGCGACCGCATCGCCAAAGAGGAGGCGGCGCAACTCCAGCAGATCGCTGAAGTCCGGCAGGCCGTCATCGAGGAGGCGCTCGCCGAAGAAACGAAGGCGCTCAAGGACGCGGAGGCAGCCCGCAAGCAGTATTCCTTCGCCCCCGACACCGCCGGCGTCCCCGACCTCCCGCCGGTGGTGGACAAGGGCGAACAGCGGATGCAGGCGAGCCTGGACGACCTGCTGAACGAAGTCCGCAACAAGATGAACGACATCACCGCGACGGTGGCGCGCGGTGCCGTGGTGACGCTCGACAGCCAGTTCCGTGCCATCGAGCAGTCCTACGCCAAGTTGCTTGAGGACATCCAGACGCTCCAGGACGCGGGCCGCCTGACGGCCGAGCAAGCCGACGCCTACCGCCGGACGATCCAGCAGAACATCTCGCTCGACCAAATGGGGGCGACGAAGGAGAACATCCGGCAGCAGTTGAACTCGGTCGAGCAGTTGTTCGCGCTGCGCGACGAGGAAATCCTGCGGCGCCAGAACGAGGGCGACATCACCTCCTACGACGCCGAGCAGGAGCGCGAGGCTCTGCGCGCTCAAATGTATCAGGAGCGGTGGACGGTCGCGTTGACCGCCGTCGGCGCAGCCCAGGACGACCTGGCGGCAGCGCGCGCAACGAACGACGAGGCGGCCATCGCCGCCGCCGAACTCCAGTTCGCGCAGGCGCAGCAGTACGCCGACACGGTGGCGCGCTCGACGGAGGACCTCCGCGAGAAACTGATAACCGCGGACGGCGTCAACGCGAAACTCGCGGACGGCCTGACGGAGACTGCGGCGGCCCTCGCGGAGGTCGCCGCCAACGGCGGCAGCCTGTCGGATGCCTTCGACGCGGCCGGCGAGGCATTCCGGGCGTTCGCGGCGAACTTCCTGCGCGAAATCGCCAACATGATCTTGCGCGCGGCCATCTTCCGGGCGCTGTCTGGCGGCGCGCTCGGGGGTGGCATCGCGGGCCTCGTGAACTCGACCGCAGGTGTCAACCACTCCGGCGGGGTCATCGGTAACGGCTCGGCCGACCGCACCCGCGACGTGTCGCCGCTCTGGTTCGCCAATGCACGCCGGTTCCACTCTGGCGGGCTGCCCGGCCTGAAGGCCGACGAGGTGCCGGCAATCCTCCAGAAGGGCGAGGAAGTCCTGTCGAAGGGCGACCCGCGCAACGTCCTGAACGGAGGCGCGCAGGCGCAGCAGGCCCCGCGCGCGCAGGACATCCGCATCATCAACACCATCGACCCGGCCAGCGTGTTGAGCGAGGCCTTGGCCACGCCTGAAGGCGTGAAGACCCTCGTCAACGCGTTCCGGGCGAATAAGCAAACGATGAAGTCGGCGCTTGTCTGATGGCCTACACGTTCAGCGACATCGGTTCCACCGTCACCTTCTTCCCGTTCAAGCCGAACTGGTCCTCGCCGCTCGTCGAGAACCTCGAATGGAAGACGAACGTGATCCGGTCGTTCTCCGGCGACGAGCAGCGCGTGGCCACCCGCGTCGCGCCGCGTCGCACCCTGGAGTTCCGGTCGCTGTTGTCATGGCAGGAGGCCGCGGCAGTCGAGAACTTCTTGTTCACGAACCTGAACGGCCCTATGGCGATCCCCGCCTGGCATCAGGGGTTGCGGCTCGCCGCGCCGATCGACGCCACGGACCAGACCCTCACCCTGGAGGCCGACGTGCCTGCCGCCTGGGTCGAGCAGGTCGCGCTGGTCCTGTTCTCCAGCCGCACGCAGTATGAACTCGTCGCGCCGGCGTCTGCCGCCGGCCCCGCGGTCACCGTCGCTGTCCGCAACGGGTCGTCGTGGCCGGCCGGGACGCTCGTATACCCGGTCGTCGTCGCGCGCCTGCAATCGGAGGTGTCGATCAGCAAGCCGACTGGCGCGCTGTCGGACGCCGGCTTCATCGCCTCGGTCGACCCTGTGGCGTCCCCCGCCGCCATCGACGACAGCGAGCCGGCGGCGGTTTCCTGGCTGCCCTTCAACGGTGACGCCGATGACTATCTGTTCGTGGACTCCGCGCGGACCTGGTGGCAGCCGAACGGTTGCCCGCGCGTGAGCACCGACGAGTCCGCAACCGGCGCGAGTTCCCTTTTCTTCGATGGCCGGTCCGCCTACGCCTACACGGCGGCGTCGACCGACTTCAATCTGGGGGCCGTCGACTACACAGTTGAACTGTGGGCCCGCATCCCGAGCCTGCCGGCGTCGACGCAGTACCTCATCACGAAAGACGCGTCCCCGCAGCGGTTCTCGCTGTCGATCAACGCCGCCGGCGCGGTGACGGCGATGCACAACTCGGACATCCTGAACTCCCCGGCCGCGGCGATCACCCCCGGCCAGTGGACGCACATCGCGCTCACGCGGGAAGGCTCAACGCTCCGGCTGTTCGTTGGCGGCGCCCTGGTCGACAGCGACACCGTGTCGAGCACCGCAAACACCTCGGCTGGACTGCTGGTCGGCCGCAACTACATCGGCGCCCCCTCGGTGGCGCTGTTCTCCGGCTACCTCGACGACATCCGCGTGGTGTCAGGTACGGCGCTCTACACAGCGGGTTTCACGCCGCCCGTCGACCCGCTGGAGGTCGTGGCGGGCACCGTTGTCCTGCTCACAGGCGCCGGGTACGACCTGTCCGTCGCGCTGGACGACGCCACGGGGCGCCAGTGGTCGGTGCGTGGCGGCGTGACGATCAGCGCCGCGCAGTCGGTATACGGCGGCGTCTCGGCGTACTTCAACGGCAGCGGGGCCTACCTGTCGACCGACGCCGGCAACCTCGACGTGAGCCAGTCCGACTTCACCGTAGAGTCGTGGGTGCGGCTGGCGTCCTACACATCCGGCGGGCGGCCCATCTTCAGTTACGGATCAGGGTCCGACGGCGTCTACATCGGCGTGAACGTGAACGGTGAGCTGCTGCTGACGGGCGACGGGGGTGACGACCTCGCCGGCGGGTACATCCCGCTGGCCACCTGGACGCACATCGCCGTCAGCCGGGCAGGCACGGTGGCGCGGCTGTTCGTCGACGGCAAAATGGTGGCCGCCGGCCCGTGGACGACCTGGACGGCCATCGGCGAAGCCCGGATCGGTCGCGGTCGCGGATCGTCGACCGGGTACTGGTCCGGGTACATGGACGACTTCCGCGTGGTGCGCGGCGCCGCGCTCTACGGGACCGGGATGCCCGAGGAGATCACCCGGGTATCGATACTGCCGTGCGAGGGCGAGTCCGCCGGAACGTGGCCCGACAACGAGGGCTTCTCGTGGACGGAAACCGGGACAATCTCGGCTTCCGGCACACTGGTGTTCGGGGCCGGCAGCGTCTACCTGGATGGCAGCGGCGAGTACCTGTCCACCCCGCACCAGGCAGGGTTCTCCCCGAACGCGGCCGGCGGGCTGTCGATCGAAGTGTGGATCCGCCCGGACGCCGGCGGCGCCGGCACCGCCCGGGCCATCGCCTCGAAGGAAGGCGAATGGGTCCTGGGCCTCAACGCCAGTGACCAGCTGACCTTCACGGTCTATTCCGGGGCAACGCCGGATGTCGCGCTCACGGGTACGACCGCCCTCACCGCCGGCAACTGGTGGCGCGTGCAGGCGATCAGGACGGGGGCGACGTGGTCATTGCGCGTCGGGGGCACCCAGGAGGCGAGCGGCACCGAGTCCGGGACGCCAGACCTGACCGCCAATCCGATCTACGTCGGCCACGATGCCACGGCGGCCCTGGGTGACTTCTTCGGGCATGTTGACCTGTTCCGGGTCTTCCGCGGCGACGGCCTGTACGACGAGGGGTTCACGCCCGCCGAACTCGTGACGGACGCCGCCAGCGCCTTCGGCCGGTACGAAGGCCGCGACGTGGTCCTGACGCAACCGAACTGGTCCAGCGGGCTGTCCACCGAGATCACGTTCGCTGGGGCGACCGTGGACTCCGGCACCGGCGCCGTCGCCTGGCTGCGGACGGAACAGTTCGCCCGGAACACCCGCCGGTACTCCTGGACGCTGCCCACCCGAGCGGACGCGGAGGAGTTCCGGCAGTTCTGCGCCCGGGCCCGCGGTCAGCAGGGTGCCTTCTGGGTGCCTTCGTGGGCCAACGACTTCGAGGTCACCGCGGACCTCCCCGACCCTCTCCAGCAGACGATCCAGGTCGTCGACAACGTCTTCTCCACCGCGCCAACACTGGCCGGCATGGAGCGGTTGCTGATCCGCACGCGGGTGGGGGACACTTATTTCCGACGTATTACCGATGTCACCGACCTCGGTGGCGGCGTCCTCCAGTTGACGCTGGACGCCCCGCTCGGCCAGACGCTCGCCGTAGGTGACATCAAAGGCGTCCACCTGCTGATGCTGTGCCGGTTCTCCTCCGACAAGGTCGCCCTGTCGTGGAAGACCGACGGCGTCGCCACGGTCGACGCCCCGCTGACGACGGTGAAGGCATGACGACGTACACGGCGCTTGAGAGCAGCGTAGCCGCGGGCCGCCCGGTGGAGGTGTATGCCTTCAGCCTGGGCGCGACCACCTGGCGGTACACGACGGCCTCGCAGACCGTGTCCTACGGCGGCAACGACTACGAGCCGGCCGCGCTGTCTCGGAGCAGCATCGAAGACAGCGACGACGTGGACAAGAACCGCCTGACGATCAAGGCGCCCTACTCCTTCGCGCTCCTCACGAACCTCATCGGCTCGGCGCCGGCCGAGACGGTGTCGGTCACGATCCTGCGTGGCCACATCGGCGCAGACGACTTCGTGACGATCTGGAAGGGCCGCGTGGTATCTGTGTCCTTCGGCACGGAGCAAGAGGCCGACATCACCTGCGAGAGCGTGTTCACGTCGCTGCGGCGTAATGGCCTGCGCCGGCAGTTCCAGCAGACTTGCGGGCACGTCCTGTACGGGGCCGCCTGCGGCGTCGACAAGGACGCCTTTGCGGTGACAGAGACGGTTACCGTTGTGTCGGGCACCGTACTCACCGTGCCTGGCGTGTCAGGCGAGGACCGCAACTACTTCGCTGGCGGCTACATCGAGTACGTCGACCCGGACACGGGCGCCACGGCGCGCCGGATGGTGACGAAGAACAAGGGCGAGGAAGTCACTCTGGCGACGTTCCCGTTCGGCCTCTCCGACGGGGACTCCATCACGCTCTACCCGGGGTGTGACCACACTGTCCCGCACTGCACAAACAAGTTCAACAACTACAACCGTTACGGCGGGATGCCGTTCATTCCGGTGAACGGCAACCCGTTCGGGTCGACGAGGGTCTTCTGATGGGGTTCTTCATCCCGCTGCTTGTCTCTCTCGCCATCAACATCATCGCCTTCGCGCTGATGCCGAAGCCGCCGGCGCCGAAGCCGCCCGCGGTAGGCCAGCAGAAAGTCCCGCTGGTCGAGATCGGCACGCCGGTCCCGGTCGTGTTCGGCACCGTGATGCTGAAGCAGGTCTTCGTGCTGGCGGCCTACGGCCCCGAAGTCACGCCGATCACCGAGCGCGTCAAAGGTGGCAAGTGAAAGTTACGGTGGCCGACCTTAACGCCATGCCGGGCGGCGGGTACTGCCACAAAGGGGCGCGCGTCTTCTTCGCAAGGCACGGCCTCGACTGGAGCGATTTCGTGAAGCACGGGGTCGACGAAGACACGCTGCTGGCCACGGGTGACGCGATGGCCGTGCGGCTGGTAGAACACGCGAGGAGCCGACATGGGCGGCGGTAGCCAGACAGTAACGACCGGGTACAGGTACGCGCTGGACATCCTGTTCGGCTTGTGCCACGGGGCGGTCAACCGGATCAGCAAAATCCGTGTCGACGAGAAGACGGCGTTCGTCGGTTCGATCGACGACAGCAACCCGTCGCAGTTCATCAACGAGCCGCAGTTGTTCGGGGGCGACGGCGACCAGGGTGAGGGCGGGTGGACCGGCACCGTTTACCTGGGCAATGACGGGATGACGAACGCGATGCGAAATCGCGTAGAGGCCGGGCTCGGCCAGGACTCCCCGAAATACACCGGCCTCGCCACCGCGCTGTTCAGCGGCCCCGGCTTCGGGGTCCGCTTCACCGGGCTGTTCGGCGAGACGTTCTCCCTCGGCTCCAGCGGGCGGTTCTACTTCGGTAACACCCCGTACCTCAAGGCGCCGCAGATTCAGGTCATGCGAACCACGGCCGGCTGGAACACCGACGTGTGGTACGCCGAGAAGGCGAGCATCCCGCGCCAGTTCGACAACGGCGTCTGGGAGTACCAGATCATCGGCGGGCCGGGCGACCCGCGCGTCACCCCGCCGAACCTGTCCAACCCGAGCATTCCATCGGGCGGCTGGACCAACGAAGCGCGCCAGCCTTTCGGCTACTGCGGTGACGACGCGTCGTGGCCGGAGGGCCAGGCGATTCCCGAATCCGAATCGCTCTGGCCCGGGCGCTCCGAGATGTGGTTGCGAAAGACGTTCCGGGTGAGCGACGACACGGTCATGCGGGTGGCCGGCCGCATCGAGAACTCCGTCTACGTCTTCGTGGACGGCGAATACGTCGGCGGCTACAACACCACGAACACGCAGATAGCCGGCACCCCCGAGTTCTCCGTGAAGTTCTCCGTCGGCCCGGGCGAGCATACCGTGGTTGTGCTCGGCCTCGACGAGAACGCCACCGGAGAAGACACGAACGTCACCTACCTCGCTGTCGAACTGGCCGCGACGGAAGGCGCCGACATGAACCCGGCGCACATCGTCTACCAGTGCTTGACTGACCCCGAGTGGGGTATGGGCTACCCGACCGCCGACATCGACGAGGTGTCGTTCACCGCAGCGGCGGACAAGCTCTTTGACGAGCGGTTCGGGTTGTCCCTAGGCTGGTTCGGCCAAGAGCCGGTCGAGGACTTCGTGCAGCTGGTGATGTCGCATGTAAACGGCGTCGTGCGGCTCGACAAGGCGACCGGCAAGTTCACCATCAAGCTGCTGCGCGACGACTATGACGCGGAGACGCTGCCCGTCCTGAACGAATCGAACAGCGTACTCGAAGGGTTCTCCCGGGCCTCGTGGGGCGACCTCGCCAACGAAGTTACGATCACCTACGAGGATGACGACGGGAACGAGCAGATCGCCCGCGAGCAGAACCTCGCCGCCATTGCGGCGCAGGGCGCCGTCATCTCCAAGAACCTTCAGTACCCCGGACTCCGGTCGGCCCGCCTCGCGGGGCGCGTCGCTCGTCGGGAACTGCGTCAGGCATCGTCGCTGCTGGCGCAGGCCACGCTCACCTGTGACCGGACCGTCGACCTTGAACCGGGCGACGTGTTTACCTTCGAGTGGCCGACCCTCGGCATCACCTCGGTCGTGATGCGCGTGGCGTCCGTAGACCGCGGCACGCTCGCCAACGGCACTGTCCGCATCCAGGCGGTCGAGGACATCTTCTCGACCCCGGAGTCCTCCTACACCGAGGTGCAGGACAACCTGGCGCCGCGGTTCGACAGCGCGCCGCAGGACATCACGGAGTACCGGCTGATCGAGGTGCCGTATTACACGGCGCTCTCCGAGACGCCAACGGCGGATTTCGAGGCTCGGACTGCTGATTCGTGCTACGCGCGGTTCCTCGCTGTCCCGCCGAACGGTGTCACCGTCAATTTCGCGCTCGGGTACTCGGCCGACGACACGACCTACGAACAGATCTCCGAGGGGTTGTTCAGCCCCTACGTCCGTTCGAGTGGCGCGTATGGCCACATGGACACCGTGATAGACGTGACGACGCCAGGGCCCGAGCCCCTGGCGCCGGGTGACTACTGCGACTGGAACGGCGAGATTGTGCGCGTCGACGCCGTCGACTATGAATCGGACCCGATGACAGTCACGCTCGGACGTGGCTGCCTCGACACCCTGCCCATCGAGCACGCAGACGGCGAGGCCATCCTGCTCGTGGCAGGCCGTGGCGTCAGCGACCCCGTCGAGCGCGTCGAAGGTCAGACCGCCTATTACAAGGCCCTGCCGCGCACTGTCCGCGGTGTCCTCGCCGAGGCGGACGCGACGGCGCACGCCATCACGTTCGAGAATCGCCTGGAGCGGCCCTACCTGCCCGGGAAAATCCAGATCAACGGTGAATACTTCCCCGAGACAATCACCGGCGAACTCGAAGTCACCTGGGCGCACCGCGACCGCACGCAGCAGACCGCCAGTGTCGTCGACTTCACCGAGGACAGCATCGGGCCGGAGGCCAGTGTCACCTACACCCTGCGCCTCTACGGCGAGGACGGCGCGCTGGTGCGGACGGCCTCGGGCTTGACCGGCACGTCGTATACCTGGGCAACGGAAGCCGACGACAGCGGCCTCGCCGGGAGCACGCCTACGCTGGTCACGCTCCTCGGGTTTGACGGCGCCAACGCAAGCACCGAGTTCGTCGACGACACCGGCCGCGAGTGGACGGTGAACGGGAACGCGCAGATCAGCACGGCGCAATCGAAGTGGGGCGGTGCCTCCGGCTACTTCGACGGCACCGGCGACTACCTGTCCGGCACCTACACGGCAGACTTCGATGCCGCGGACGGCTTCACGGTTGAGGCGTGGGTGCGGTCTGCCGACGTGAGCAGCGATCGCGTCATCATGCAGGCGCACGTCGGCAGCTCGTATGTCGCCTGGGAACTGTCGCAGTCCTCCACCGGCTACGTCCAGTTCCTCGGCTACGACGGGACGAACGCGAGCGTCGTCAGCGTCGTGGCGTCGTCGTCGCTCACGCTGAACACCTGGCACCATGTCACAGCGTCCATCGACGGCTCGACGGTCCGGCTTTTCCTCGACGGCGCGCTGGTCGGCTCCGGCACGCTATCGGGCACGGTCCGAACGGACGCGACCGCCCTGCGGATCGGCGCGCACGGGTATACCGCTGGCCGCGACTGGAACGGGTATATCGATGACCTGCGCGTCATCAGCGATGTCGCCCGCTACACCACTGCGTTCAGCCTGCCGATCGGGCCGTTCACGGTTTCGGGCCCCGTGTCCATCCTCACGTTCGATGGCGCCAACGGCAGCACGACGTTCGAGGACGCATACGGCTACACCTGGACAGCCTCCGGCAACGCGCAGATCAGCGACGCGAACTCGAAGTTCGGTGGCACCAGCCTTCGCCTCGACGGCGCTGGCGACTACATCTCCACCGCGAACGCCGCGTTCGCCCTGATGGGCCTGTCCAGTTGGACGATCGAGTTCTGGGTGAAGATCGAGTCCCTCGCCACAGGCGCGCGCTTCTTCTACAACGGCGACCCGACCTCCAATGACCACCGAATCCAGTTCTATTCGACGGCCGCGGGCGAGGTGTCGCTCTACATCCAGGCTGGCACGGGTACGGGGGTCACCGTCATCACGTCCGCCGCCGGCGCCGTCGGGACTTACTCGTGGCACCACATTGCGCTGACGCGGAATGGTAACAACTACGCCGCCTGGGTCGACGGTATTCAGGTTGGCTCTGGTTCGTACAGCACGGCCGTTACCGCTGACGAGGACTTCTACCTCGGCGCATACCGCGCCGGCGGCTCGTTCGTGACCGACACGAACGCGTACTTCGACGCGTTCGTACTGCGCCACGGGGCATACCGCGAAGGCCCGAACTTCTACAACCCGAAGGTCGAGACGCTGCTGCGCTTCAACGGCAGTAACGCCAGCACGACGTTCACTGACGCCGTCGGCCGTTCCTGGACGCGCAGCGGTAACGCGCAGATCTCCACGGCACAGTCGAAGTTCGGCGGATCGTCTGGCTACTGCGACGGCACCGGCGACTACCTGACAACGCCCGATACCCCCGACCTCGAGGTCACCACCCAGGACTGGACCATTGAATGCTGGGTGCGGTTCTCGGCGATCGCGGCCAATGGTGCGGTCATCGCCACC